CATGCAGTATGTGTGGAACAAACAGATTTTGCTCCTATACTCTTTGAAGATGTATTAAAGCGTATCACATCAGAAGGCGGAGTGATTGGTTTTAAAAATGGTAATTTTTCAGTAGTGGACTAATAATACAAAAGGAACTTTAAAATGGTTAATATTGATCTAAGTGGCCCAGATGGACATGCATTTGCACTAATGGGGTATGCTAAGAAATTTAGTCGGCAATTGAAATTGAATGATAATGTTATTATTCAAGAAATGATGTCCGGCGATTATGAAAATTTACTGGAGGTTTTTCAAAAACACTTCGGTGATTATGTTACTCTTAATCGGTAACAGTTAGGTAAATATGGTGATACCTATTGACAAACTCACCTATTTGTGTTATAATTGAAGTTCTTAAATTGATAATGGAGAAACAAATGGCAGAGCCAAAAGTAGTTGCGAAAGCAGTAAAGACACCTAAGACCGCTAAGGTGAAAACAGTACGATTGACCGCGACACAAAAACTTGTGACCGTGATGATTTCTGGTAAAGTTGTAACCAAAGATGAGATTCAAGCTCTCTTGGGCGACCAACTTCAAATGTATAGATTATCCACTTATATGTGGGTGATTAAAACAAAGATGAATGGCACAATTAAAGTTGTGAAAGACGGTCGCAAAGCTGTTGGTTATCAGTTGATTAATCCCAATGGCCTTATTGCAGTCTCTAAGGTTAAAGATTACCTGAAACAAACTGGTGCCGTGACCAAGTTGAAAGATTTGGGTGCGACAGAAGTGAAGAAAGAAGTTTCCAAACCTGTTGCTGAAGAACTTGTCGTAACCGAACTCACTGATTAGGAGAATAAGTAATGCAAAAAATTGTTATCAACGTATGCCATGGCGGTTTCGGATTGAGTGAAGAAGCTACTGAGCGATATAAACAATTAGAAGGCATTACTAAGCCTGATTGGTGGGTAGGAGATATTAATCGTGATGATCCTATGTTGATACAAGTAGTGGAAGAATTTGGTCCACTTGCCAATGATCGTTGTTCAGAGTTGAAAATTGTTGAAATTCCTGATGATGTACAGTGGCATATCGCCGAATATGATGGGTATGAACATGTAGCAGAAGACCATAGAACATGGCCTTAAATTTGGTTCTGTACCGGAACCACCAACATTACATTATATGTGAGGTATGAAATTAATATTTTTTATTTAGATAAACTCCCTAAAGAGTGTGCTAAACAACATGTCGATAAACATGTGGTGAAAATGATATTGGAAACTTGTCAACTATTATCTACGGCTCATCGTGTTATTGATGGCACAGAAATTGTTGGTGTAAGTAAGTCTGGTCGCAAAGTGAAAAGATGGATTTTACAAGATGAACGAGAAAATATTCTTTATTCTGCAACACATGTGAATCATCCAGATAATATATGGATTAGAAAATCCTATGCTAATTATATGTGGCTATGGCAATTACTCAATGAATTATCCCTTGAATACACCTATCGATATGGTAAAATTCATATGTGCAAACAAATAGGATTAATAGATTGTCTGTGGAATAGCCCTAAAAACATTACTAGATTTTTGGACTTCAATGAACCACCAGCATGTATGCCTGATGATTGTAAAGTTGATAATAATGTTATAGCCTCTTATCGAAAATACTATATAGATAAGAAGAGCCATTTTGCGAAATGGACTAAACGAGAAACTCCAATGTGGTTTAATACATAATGCCCACCTACACCTTTAGAGATACAGTAACCGGTCTAGAAGAGGACCGCGTTATGAAAATATCACAATTAGACGAATTCTACAAAAATAATCCAACAAAGGTTCAGGTTATTGGTGTGCCTAATTTTGTTTCATCTACGGGAGGAAGTTTTGAAACAAAAGCTGGTGATGGTTGGAAAGAAGTATTATCTAAAGTAGCAGAAGCTCATCCAACAAGTACAGTAGGAAAACGATATGGTAAGCGGTCTATAAAAGATATTAAAACGAGAGATATCGTTAAAAAATATGTTGAGAAGGCCGTAAAAACATAATTATGGCGGATTGTTCAGGGGAACTAAGGGTTTCCAAAGCCCCCAAGTGCGGTTCGATGCCGTAGTCCGTCACCAAATTCATATAAGGGTTCTTAATGTCAAGAAAAATATCCAATACTAAAATAAGAATTACGGATGATTTTGATCCACAGGTCAAAAAACCTTCTTCCGTATTAAAAATTAAGATAGACGATTTAAAGACCTTTGAACCATTAACACAGAATCAGAAAAACTTTTTCGATGCATACAAAAACCAAGATTATTTTATAGCTCTCCATGGAGTTGCAGGAACAGGCAAAACTTTCTGCGCTTTATATAAATCTCTTGAAGAAGTATTAGATAAATCTAATGCTTTCAAAAAAATAATAATTGTTCGTTCAGCAGTACAGTCTAGAGAAATGGGTCATTTACCCGGAGATGTATCCGAGAAAATGGAGATTTACAAACAACCCTATGTTCAAATTAGCGAAACTCTATTTGGTCGTAGGGATGCTTACCAGAGACTAGAAGAACAGGGATATATTGAGTTTATCTCGACCTCTTTTATTAGAGGAATGAGTTTTGATGATGCAATTATTATTGTAGATGAAATGCAGAATATGAATTGGAGTGAAATTTCTACAGTAATGACCCGTGTAGGATATCGTTCTAAAATTATCTGGTGTGGTGATTATCGCCAAACAGATTTAAATAGAACAAATGACAAATCTGGAATATTCAAATTTTTAGAGATAGCCGATATGATGAAATCACATACGAGAATTGAATTTACTGTTGATGACATTGTTAGAAGTAGCCTGGTTAAAGATTGGATTATTGCAGAGATTAAATATGAGGATGAAAACAAGCATAAATGATTTTTGAACATATAAAATTAGATTCACTTGACTTTGATTTAAAATCAGAAACACAGGATAACGGTAAGAGACAGTATGTTACACCGAGTGGTGTATCTTATCCTTCTGTGACGACCGTGTTATCTTCCTATAATAAGGAAGGTATTACTAAATGGCGGGCTCGTGTTGGTGAAGTTGAAGCCAATAAAATTTCTAGTCAGGCCTCGCGCCGGGGTACATCCTTACATACTGTATGTGAGAAGTTTTTATTGAATGAGATGACCGACCTTAAAATGCAATCTATGTTGCCAACGACAAAGGAACTTTTCTTACAAGTAAAAGGTTTATTGAGTGAGCACATAGGTAAGATATATTGCCTAGAACAAGCTCTATATTCTGACAGATTGAGGATTGCTGGTCGTGTTGACTGTATTGCGGAATGGAAAGGTAAATTATCCGTGATAGATTTTAAATCATCCTCAAAATTAAAAACTAAGGGTTATATTAAAAACTATTTTATGCAATGTTCTGCCTATGCTGAGATGTTTGGTGAAATTACTGGAATGCCAATTGAAGATATTGTTGTTGCAATTGCAGTTGAACAAGAAGGTAAACCACAGATATTTGAAGAGAAGAAACATGGTTACTTGGAAGAATTAAATAGTTATATTATGAATTATGAGAATAAATAATTTAATTGCAATAACACTCTTAACAATTTCTGGAGTATCAAGTGCTAAAGAAGTAATCGGCATAGGTGAGTATAGGTATGGTCCAGATACACCTCAAAATTTAGCCTGTGAGTTAGCTGAAGAACGAGCCAAAGAAAATGCATTATCTAAATTTGTAGGTGAACAAATTGATGCGGTAATTTATGGTAGTTGTACAAATGAGACTTGTGAGATACAACGAGACACCATCAATTCGGTAAAAGGGTATATTAAGAGTATATCTAATTATAGTAAGAGGACTGTTGAGCTCTCTGGTTATACATCATGCATAATTAGTTTCACAGCCAATGTTCTAGAAATAAAGAATCCTATTAAATTAATACTCAATGAAGATTCTTACAATTTCAAAGAAAATGATGAAGTGACATTTCGCGGGCTTTCCAACAAATCTGGTAATGTTGCCGTATATAATTACTATAACGGCATTTACCGAAAGGTTTATGTTCAGACTATTGCCACACCTAACAAAGAATTTGTGATACCATACTCAAATAGAAATAAGATTGTAGCTGTTCTGCCTGCTGGGGAATTACAATCAAAAGAGTTGGTGACATTTTTATTAACGGAGAATGCAGTTGATTTGCAGGATACTTATACTCAAATTGAATATAAAAATCTCCTTTCTAGAATACCTGTTCACCAGAGGGTAGTTGTTAATCGTTATGTTTATATTATGAGGTAGTGAAATGAAATTTGTGATTGGTGTTTTAATGGTTTCTTTGCTGTCTGCTTGCAGTACAATTGGTGGTACTGTTGGCGGTGCTGGTGAAGATTTGTCTAAACTTGGTAATTGGATGAGATCAAAATGAAAAAGATTATGATTGTATTTGCAGCATTGTCGCTGTCGGCCTGTAGTAGTATGAAGTATACCACTGGAGTTGAATTTAATGCTCCAAAATTTGGCTCTGATACAGTATCTGCACCAGATTGGTACACTATAAAAGGTGAAGATGGTAATGCTATTTACGGTGTTGCATCAGAACTTTCTACTGATATGCAATTTGCCGTAGATAAAGCTATGATGAGTGCTAAGAGAGAGCTTGCATCTAATTTTTCATCCCATATTGATTCTTTGATGAAGGATTATTCTGCACAAGCTGGGGGAAATGATTCTATTGTTCTTCAAGAAATCAATAGAACAACAAAACTAACTATTAATCGGGTTAACCTCATTGGTGTTCAACGTACTAATTTCAGGGTTGACCGAGAAGGTAATGGTTATCGAGCTTATGTAAAAGTCCGATATTCGGCCGATGATTCTAATAAAATTCTTTTGGATGAGATTCGGCGAAATCAGAAGTTGAATCATAAGTTTGAGTCTTCAAAGGCTTTCAAAGAGTTGGAAGATTCAGTTAAACCCAAAGAAGAAGTTACAATCAAACCTAAATCAGCTGAAGTTGGCGTTCTTGATTTGATTGATGTTGAGAATGAGGAGTATAAGAAACGCCGTGCCGAGGCTTTGGATAAACCAGGTGCCGTTCATGGTAGGGTTACTCTTCGGTAGTAATTATAGTGTGTGTCAACCTTTTCTAGGATGAATCGTTAATTATATAGCGGACAATTTTTGTTTGCATCTTATCTTAAAGGAAAATAACATGAAAATTATTACCACACTCATTGCTACTCTGTTCGCCACCTCTGTATTTGCTGCTGATGCTCCTGCAAAGAAAGATGCACCAGTTGCGGCTCCTGCAAAAGTTGAGAAGAAGGTGAATAAGAAAGCCCCTACTAAAAGTAAAGCTAAACCAGCTGCAGCCAAAGCGGATGCAAAAGCTGCACCGGCCGCACCAACCGCCAAGTAAATTATCATATACGGAACATGAATATTATATAGATTCAGAAGATTTAGATATTCATGCCCCATATTCTCGACCGAAAATAATTAATGATATAGATTTTGATTCTTTTGAAATTTCGGATGAGATGAAAATAAGATTGTTACTGGCAAGAATGAAAGCTTTAAAAGTATTTGATGTATAAATAGATAATTCGTTGAAGGTAGAAGTATAGCGAGCAAGACTCGGGTGCAACTCCCGAATGGTCCACCAAAGCATATTGGCACGAAAGTGTTAAGAGTCGAATTGTATCGAACACACAGTATGCTTTGGTGGGCCATAATTAGAATCGATTGGCGCTAAAGGGCTACTGGAGGATCGGCAAAGCAGAAGCCGTAGGATTGGAGAAATCCGGTCGTAGAAGCAAAACACTATAACTGCAAACGATGAGTTATTTTATCAGGAACGCCTAGCGGCTTAACCTGATTGGGGTTTCGCTGATTGCACCTTATAATCAAAGCAGTCAGCACTTTTTTTAATTTTATAGGATATAATTTATGAAAAACTACAAGGGGGTTGCCCCGTTACTGGTGTCACTTTTTCTATTAACTCTGAGTGGTGTTGCTCATTCGGCCGAACCATCCCCTTTAACTGGAAATGTCAGTTTGACTACAGATTATAAATTCCGTGGTATTAGCCAGTCTCAGAATAGTTCTGCTATTCAAGGCGGAGTTGACTATGCCGATAAAGGTGGATTTTATATCGGTAACTGGAATAGCTCAGTTAGTACACAATTATATCCAAGTGGTTCTGGTGTACAATCTGATGTTTATGCTGGTTATAAACAAAAACTAGGCATGTTCACGGTTGATGTTGGTTCATATAATTATTTTTATCCTAAAGCTAAAACCGCAGCTAACAGCAATGTAAATTTTAATACAAATGAAGGATACGTTGGTGTAGGTGTTGGTCCAGTTGTAGTGAAGTATAATCGTTCTTTTGGCAACTATTTTGGTATTGCTAATAGTAACGGTTCACAGTACATTCAGGGCGATTTAAGTATTCCAGTTGTTAAGAATATTAAAGTTGTAGCTCATGCTGGTTATACTGATATTAGTAACCGTGCTAGTCGGAATTATAAAGACTATAATTTTGGAGCTGTTTATACTGTCCAAGGTTGGGATGTTAGTGCTAAATATTTTAGAAATGCAAATGCCGGTTCAACTTTTACCGCATCAAATTTTGTTAATTCAGAACAGCTCTATAAAAACACAGTTGGAATAACAGCTGGTAAGTCGTTCTAATAGGGGCTTGACATCTAGTTGTAAATGATGTATAATGGTTGTATAGTGTGTTTCAATATGGTGTAGTAACATGCTTCCAATATGTGCATCGGTGGCAGAGAGGTCAAATGCATGGGATTGCAAATCCTAAAAGCCGGGGGTTCGAATCCCTCCCGATGTTCCAAGATTTAGGTCTGTTCGTATAGAGGTTATTACTGTGGATTGTCTATTCACTTACGGGGGTTCGAATCCCCCACAGACCGCCAAAAAAGCTTGACAAATAAGTCAATCTATAGTATAATGGTTGTATAGATAGTTAATCAAGAACGTGGGAGATAATTACTTATTACTTTGGTCCTGTAGTTTAAAGAAAACAAGCGGCCTTATAAACCGCCAAGGTCCTAGATAGGGGCAAGTAGTGAGAGCGTTACCCACCAGGACTACCAAAATTTGATTTGCATAAATAAAGAATAACAATCGCAGGAAGGGTCCGGTCACCAGCGAGGTCTCATAAGCCTTTGCCATCCTTGGTTCAAATCCAAGTCCTGCTACCAACACTTTTATAAGGGAGATTTATGGCCAACTATAAGAGAAAGAAACCAAGAAGAGCCTGTAGATGTACTTTGTGTACACAACTTAGATGGATGGGAAATTCACAAAGTAGGAAACGGGTATCCGATATTAGAAATACTGACAGAGCTAATTCATATGCCATTAGTAACGAAACAGATTGAAGAAGTAAAACATGATGTAATAGACCCAGTAATTAAATCTATTAGTAGCCATGAAAAATTTGATGTAATTTTTGTTATTATGATTGTATTGTTATTGTTTGCATTTAAGAATGTGACAGCCTTCATTATAAAAACACTTGGAATTATATTTGTTATGGCTGGCTTATACACATTATTCCTATGATCAGTTATAGGAAGACTAAATAGAATACCAGAGCACACATTTTCTGGTAAAAATCCACACACACAGGAGAGTATTATGAGTAATATGACACCGTTTGAAATCAGATTGGAGCTATTGAAAATGGCTCAAAGTATGCTTAGTGATGATTATTTTGCTAAGCGTGAGCAGATTAGTAATGATTGGTCCATGCAATGTGAGACCGCAAAAATAAAAGGTGAAACTCCACCTTCACATCCTGGTTTTCCATCTTTTCCATCAGAATTGGAAGTAATATCTAAGGCTCAATCCTTAAATGGTTTTGTGTCTAATGTTACTGTAGAAACTAAGGTTGTAAGTAAAAAGTCTTCCTAAGACTCCAGGGGGAATGTAATCTAGTTCCCCCTTTTTTTAAATTTAGAGGGGAAATATATGCTAAAACTTATTTTAATTAGCACACTAACAATTCTAACATTATTTGCAACTAGTTTAGGTTTTACTGAACAGATTAATTATACTTTACCATTCAAAGCTAAGTATTATAATTTAACACCTGATACTAAAGAACAAATTGAATGTCTTGCTGAAAATATTTATTTTGAATCAGCTTATGAACCAACAGAAGGTAAAATGGCAGTGGCCTTCGTAACTTTAAATAGAATGAAGAGTGGTTTATTTGCCGATACTATTTGTGATGTTGTTAAGCAGAAGATTAGAAATGTATGTCAGTTTTCATGGTGGTGTGAAGAGAAACCTTATGCTATATCTACCAGTAAGAGCTTGACAAATAACCCTACTGTAGTGTATAATAGGATTCGTGATATAGCAATTCATGTATATCTCAATCATGATAGAATGACAGACCCATCAAACGGTGCTTTATTTTATCATGCCGATTATGTAGATCCGAAATGGAAAAATATGATAAGAACAAATGTTATAGGGCGTCATATTTTTTACAATCGTAAGAACCTCATCAAAGGAGAATTAGTATGAGTATTGTTGATAAATCAGATATGACTTTTTCATTATGCATCACCTCTATGATTTTATCTGGAATTATAGCTTTAGGATATTACCACGTTAATGATAGAAAGCTCATGGCTGAAAATATTGAGGCCGCAATATCTAAGGGTGTTGACCCAATTTCAGTTAGATGTTCTTATGCAAAGAGTGATGACATTATCTGTGTTGCCTTTGCTACTTCTCACTCACATTATGGTCCATCACAAATTTCAACTACAAATAGAAAATAACCGGAGTTTTATTATGGCTGTACAACAAATAAGTATTACTGCACTATCTAATCCAGAAGACCGAGATAAACTATTAAAGGTCATTCGGGAGTGTTCTGATTCATTGACACGAACAGAAGCTGAAACTGATTTTATCAGAGAGTCTGTTATTGAAATTTCTAACAACCTTCAGTTACCTAAAAAATTGATTAATAAGATGATAAAGGTATATCATAAACAAAATTATGATGAAGAAGTGGCCGTACAGGATCAATTTCAAACCTTATATGAAACGGTTGTTAAATAATGGGTAAATTTACATTTATAATGGACGATCCGGAATATGACAGCAGGCATACTATGGAATTTAGTAATATTATTCCTTTGCCGGGAGTAATTGAAAAACTTGAAGACTTCCTCAAATGCTGCGGATATGAATTTGATACTCTGGAACTTGTTCTAAAAGAGTACGAGGATGATTATGAGGTTTCAACTATAGACGATAACAAAGCTAACAATGCTTGGACTTGGACTGTAGGTGAATTGCAGAAACCGAATATAACCTATGCTACCATAAAAGATCCAGAATATGTTTTGGGTGAAGGCATTAAAATTGGCAAATAAAGATGAGATGAATAAGTTTGCTATGGCCATAGAAAATATGGTCGCAACTACAGACCATAATTATATCGATGCTATTGTACAGTATTGTAAAGATTCTGGCCTTGAAATTGAAATAGCAGCTACTTTGGTCAATTCTAATTTAAAGTCTAAGATTGAAAGTGATGCTATAGATGCTAATATGTTTAAAGAAAAAATCGCTCGATTACCTATCTGATTGTGTTGTATGACAGGTTATGAAACATTCTGCATATACATGGGATTGAAATTACACTTCACAACTGATTCCTATGATTTTCATAAGTATCAAGGTAAAATTAACATATCTATAGATAAATTTGATATTCGTAAAGACAAGTATCATTTTCATAAATTATCCAGAAAATATATTAATCAGGATGAATTGATCAATTTTATCGTTGCCAATTTTGTGGAGAATGAGAAGATTTGGGTTGGCGACCTCTTACAGGAAGAATCAGATATAATTTATAAGAAACACCAAAAGGTTATTCAATCTCTATCTTATACCTTTGAGAATGATTGTAACCTGATATTCTCTGGATGTAAAAATCCCAATGAGGTGTTAATGACAAATGGTGATTATCCTGTATTACTAACAAAGGCTCTTCGTAAAGAAATTCAAATAGAAACTTTGTGTCTGCTTAATAACATTCTAAATTTCTTTCCTATGTGGGCATTTAAAATTGACGATACTATCCGTTGGCCGGTATATAAAAAAATAGCCCTGAAGTATGCCTCTTTTTTACCTCAGGATAGTGTAAAATATAAACTCATACTGAAGAAAGTGTTAGATGAAAATTAAGAATGTGTATTTGGATATGGATGGAGTTCTTTGCGATTTTGAGAAACAATTTATCAAACTATATGGTAAAGAAGCTCTAAGTCACCGAGATAGAAAAGAGTTTTCATCCAACTGGGCCAACTTCATAGATGATAAAAACTTTGAGAAACTGAATTGGTTTCCTGGTGCGGAAGAACTTTTGGTTTTTATCCGAAAATATGATGTTAATGTTGAGATTTTAACTTCATCTGGCGGTAAGAAATTTCACGATGAAGTGTCTCAACAAAAAATAATTTGGTTGAAATCGCATTATATCGCATATAAACCAAATGTAGTTTCAGGACGTAAATTTAAGAAAGATTGGGCAGCACCAGATTCCATTCTTATTGATGATACTCCTGATGTTATTGAAGCTTTCAATAAAGCTTCTGGTGTTGGTATTCTCCATAAAGATGCCGGTGAAACTATCGAGAAATTGAAAGTTCTGCTTGCATAATACTAAATAGTAGTATATAATGATACTGTGGACAAGTCGCATACTATATTTAAAAAACTAAAATACGAGGTAACAATATGAGTTCATTTGCAAATCTTAAACGTAATAGTAGTTCCTTTGATAAATTAACAAAGGCTCTTGAATCAACAAACCAACCCGCTGAATCCGGTTCTAAAGAAGATGTCCGTTTCTGGCAACCTTCTGTAGATAAAGTTGGCAATGGCATGGCATCAATTCGTTTTCTTCCTGCTCCTTCTGTAGATGGTGATGATGCACTTCCTTGGGTTCGTGTTTTCTCCCACGGCTTTCAGGGTCCCGGCGGATGGTTCATTGATAACTGTCTCACTACACTCAATGGCAAATGCCCAGTATGTGAACACAATAGTACATTGTGGAATTCTGGAATTGAGGCTAATAAAGAGATTGTTCGGAAGCAGAAACGAAAACTCTCTTATATCTCCAACATCTATGTAATTTCAGACCCAAGTAATCCAGATAATGATGGTACGGTTCGTCTGTTCCGTTT